TTTAAGTTTAATAGTTAGTAATATTTAGAGACTTTAGTAATCGATCTTATACTGGTAGTATATCTACAACAGAACTAGTTAATGCTCCTCCAATGGTAACAGCTACATATGATTTATCGGCAGTTGTTGTATCACTAGACATTGAGTTTTCATTAACCCATAAATATATAATACGTCCTCTGAATAACCATAATCGTTTATTCCTACCTTCAACGTATAGTCTTGGTTTATTTGTAAAAAGAGCTGTTTCTGTATCAGACCCAAGATACTTAGTAACTAATTCAGACTCTTCTGGTAATTTTCGACTAATGGTTAATCCTGTCCAACATTGATCAGTATTTCGTGTCATTAATCCAGATAAAACGTACAATGTACCGTCATCAGTCATACACATATCTACAACGTTATTTCTTGGCGACGTAGCATACATTGTATCTGTAGTGAAGTTATCTAAATCTATCATAACAACTCCATGATTATCGCTACTAGCTACGTCTCTATTCCCGCCAGCGCATCCAACATATATTTTATTATCATGAATACACATTTTACATCCGCCTAGACAGCCAAGTTCAACTGAACTCATATATACTAGATTACCAGAACGGGGGTTGATTCTGTAGCGTGAGACATATGATACACCATAAGTCCAAGTATTTACATTTTGAGTGTGTAGAACATACAGATACGAATCAACAACTTTCATATCCATACACATATAACTATAAGCAGTATTAAAACCGGACGGTACTTCTATCTGGTATACTTGCATAAAATTAGAATTTGTATCAATAACAGCAATTTTACCAGTCGCTGCATCAGGGAGATAGAACCATCTGTCTAAGTATGCTGAATATGGAGCAGCTTTTAACACTGCACTATATGCTGTATCAGTGGTCAATTTACTATATGAAGAGGTATCATACCAGTTATTCAAAGAACTACCACTCGACATTTCAGGTATAGATACTAGTAACGTAGTGTCGTCACCTACATGTTTATGACAAGTAACTTCTGTAATATCACCATCATCAACATTAATATTAGGCGCATCAATATCACCTACTAGATTATTAGTAAAACTAATATCACTAGAACTATTGCTACCTTTGACTCCACTAATAGCACCTAATCGAGCTCTACTTTTCGAAGTATATGATACATAATATAACAATACTTCAGGATCACCTATTATTTCTTGCTCTAAATTAGTACTTATCGTCACATTTTCAGTGACTATTAAACTCATTGGATTGTCTGTTAAAGCCATATTTTCCTCCGTTTATACAGAGGGCTATTACATTAGTAATCAGTTACGCTAGGTGTTTGTTGATTTATTGATGAAGAGTAAGATACATACCAATAAATATAAGATACGGAAGGGTCTTCAAGCGGTCCTACATACAATAATTTATATGATTTATTTGGAGTAACTCCTACATACGTAATAACTCCACCACTCCAAAGCACATTATTATCATGGTATAACTGCATATAGGGATTTCCTTGTCCCCTTCCAGCGTATGCTTTTACAACGTTTACTCCCGCTGGAATTGTTATCGTTGTAGAATCTGCATCACCAGCATATAAAAATGTTTCACTGCTAGGTAACTGAGCTTCCAATTCTGCACTAACTGTAATATCCTCTGTGATCGTTAATGACATAGGGTTATCAGTTAGTGCGTGTAATTGTAATAGTAATCTTGGAGGATGGCTGACAGACAATTCTTTACCTGCCAACCTCCTTCCAAGATATTTTCGATATGGACTTTTGTCCTGCAGGGTGGGGTAACTAATGTTAATTTATTTATATTTACCATAAATTATGGCAGGTTTAAGCTTAGTAATCAGTGACACTTGGAGTTTTATTATTTATAGCTTGTGAATAAAGTATTCTGATATAGCCATCACCATCATCTGACGAAGTAGCTCTTAAAGAGTATGTTTTTCCAGCCGTAACTCCTACATACGTTGTATCACCAGATGATCCGGTTCCATACGCATTACACCAGATTTTATTAGTAGATGTATTACGTAACATAAAACTAGCTTCTCCCTCATCCCAGTTAGATGAGAAACTTCCATTTGCACATACTACTTTTACTCCGGCAGGGATAGTAACGTTTACCGTTTTATCTAAGTAGGCTCCAGTTATATAGAATAATTGAGTTTCAGTAGTTGGCACACTCGCTTCTAATGTTACTCCGATTGTTGTATCACTAGTAATTACTAAACTCATAGGGTTTTCTACAGCCATCTTTTCCTCCATTTATACAGAGGAATATTACATTAATTAAAAGTAACTGATACGGTTTTCCCTCTATTTTGGTACAAATATGTCCATGCAGGGAAACTCCAACTATTATCAAAGTAACACGAATACCAAGTAGCTTGACTAGATTTTTTATTATAAGTACACATATAAGCTACTCCATTTAAGATAACTTCAACCTGTTTAATTGCAGATTGAGTATCACCTGTAAGAGCCAGCCAAATCTCATAGGCTTCTAAGCCACCGTCTGAAAAATAGCGTTGTTCTACACAAAAGCCTTGTATATTATAGCCCTTAAATGTTGTAGGCGAAATACTTCCATTTGTGATTGGATTTCCTTCGCCTGATGTCCCAAATCCGTATTCTTCGATAATATACCAACCATCTTCCTGTTCGACATAACTATTACCAACAGTTAGATTATAGGTTGCAGTATCAGCTTCTAACGCCGCACTAACTGTAATATCCTCTGTGATCGTTAACGACATAGGGTTATCAGTTAGTGCATGTAACTGTAACAAAAGGGGAAGACGGCAAATAGAGAAACTCTTTACCTGCTGCCCCCCCCTACAAGATTTTTGTATTTATTTTTCGACACTTTCTTCAAGCTCCTTTCTTCGTTCTTTTTTCAAGTCTTTCAAGTTCTGTTTCTATCTGGTTTTTCACAGATTTTTCAGCACCGTTTTTATACGTGTAGTAGAGAAGGTGTTGATATCAACATTTTTAAACTTTGGTCCCTCATCCATAAGAAAATAGTATTTTCCTAGAACTGCCAGTTCCTTCAGTTCTTTCAGATCTTCCTCTGAGATTTTTGTGGTTTCTGTAGTTTCTGTAGTTTGCGTAGTTGAATCCATAGTTTCTCGTGGTATTGTAGCTTTTCGCATCCAGAAGTCACGTTCTTTTCTTAGTTTATGCAGCTCTTTTTCCAGATATTTATTTACTACATACTTAACGTCTTCACATGTCATACCACCGCAAGCATGGATTATCGCTTCTTTTAATTCTTCAATTGCAGGTGACATAGAGAACATTCCCCTAACTAAATGTAAAGTACTTTCTAGGCTTGATAATAGTAGTTGTAAACGGGAGTTTATCCTTGTACATTTCCAGTTGTTCTTTAATTACCATAGAGGTAGTGAAACATACCATTTTCTCTCCGTCCAGCTCTATTTGCATTTGAGCATAGTCATCAGTGTTATGCTTGCTTGGCTCGATTTTATAGTGGAGTACATTTATTTCTTTATTAAGGATTTTGTTGATAGATATTTTATCGCCAACAAAGTGTACTGTAGATGCAAATTCACTAAATTTATGCATTTTGTAACTTATCGATCCTTTCTTTAAAGTCATTCAACTTTAGTGATTTTTGTAAGTTATATGTATTCGCCCATTTGAGCCAACCATAAATACTTCCAATTTTAGAGGCTGCACTTAGTTTACTTATCTTATTAGTATCAAGATCACGGTCTAATTTCTTTAGGTTACGTTTCATACGTCGAACAGTTGTTTTGCGTACTAATATGTATCCCTGCGGAAAATGTCTATAACCTAGAAAATCGATACCTTGGGAAGTGGGGAGAAGATTACATTTACTTAATTTGAGCTTCAGATTATTGACTACAAAATCTTCGATTTTCTTAGCCATCAATTTAAGTTCATCTTTGTTATTAGAGAACAACAGAAAATCATCACAGTATCTAATATAACACTTGATGTGATTATCCTGTTTAATGAAGTTATCCAGCGGGTACATATATAAGTTGCCAAACCACTGACTCAAATAGTTACCTATAGGTACATTGGTCGGTGTATCCACGCTGTCAATAATTTCATCTAATAACGCTAATGTTTTCTTACATTTTATTTTCCTGCGTATCAATGCTTTCAATTCTTTATGTGGTATCGACGGATAAAACTTGCTGATATCACATTTTAAGCAGAATTTATTTTTACGCACAAACTCCATACATCTAGTACTTCCGCTGTGTTGACCTTTTCCTTTTCTACAGGCATAGGTATCATTTATAAGATAGCTGTCCCATATTGGTTCCAGTACATTCATAATTGCATGGTGTACTATTCGGTCAGGATAAAACGGGAGTATATAGATTTCTCTTTTCTTTGGTTCATAGATAGTTTTGATTCGGTATTTAGCAGTATGATATGTACCATTTATAAGAGAATCTCTTAGTTCAACGAGGAGCTTTTCTTTCTGTTTTTCAACAGCTTGAACCTTGTGCTGCCATGATTTATGGCGTTTAGCTTTAGTATACGCAAGCTCGATGTTTTCTTTTGATGTAATTTTCTCCCAAAGATTACCTTTACGCTTCATAATAAAATTTTGGATAACTGACGTTCGGTTAGGTCCTACTAGCCCGTGATCCACCCCTTTGTGTATTTTACTAGACTAATTATTAGTCCAATAAGGTCGATATACCCAGCCGAGGGTTAGCCGCGCCAGCTAATTTAATATCCCTCGTATCCGACGTGCCGCGTGCCGAGCAATTGTTGTTCCCATAAGCTGAGAAATTGTTGCAATTGGCAGCCTGCGAACTGCAATTCGAGCTATTGTTCCAGTTGGCCCCCAAGAGGACCTGCTGCAAGAGCCCATTACAGGTGATGGTATATCTACCTTCTATAATGAAAATTCATTATATATAAATTTGTGGTCGTCTCCGCTGCTTCGCAGCAGATCCGCCCCTCGTTTTCCCGCTTCGCGGACGTTTTAAGTTTTCTTCGGCCAGACGG